CAAATTTAAGCCATCTTTAACGTGCCTGGAGAGGTTTCCAGACCCACCCCTCGACAGTGGTCGCTCCCAGAGCAAATAGTTGCCCTGCAGCCCTCGTCCTGCCTCGTTCCCTTAAGGGACGTTATCCTAAATGCAATTTTGATTTGACGGTGACATCATTTTGGAATTCCCTTGAACTATTCTTTAAGTTAATCGCGCGAGTGCCCATGCGCACGTGAGAATTTAAACAATGCTTCAAACCCTACAAAGAGAGATGAATTATGACTACCAGAGTAGACTCCGTGGACGGTAAAATGGCCATGTATGAATCCCTACAAGCTCTCAAACCTCAGATTGAAGCCCAGAAACAGGGTTTGCCGATGCCTGCACAGGACATCTTCGACTCCCTAGTCCCTCTTCGACCTGCCAAGTGGTGGGAAGAGACATACCTTATCCAGTTACGCCAGTTGTCTATGTCGATGTACTTGGTGTCGTTCTATCAACGCAAGGAAGCAGACTACGCACACAAGGGTGACATGGCCGAGGCGAGGAAGTACTCCTCTCAGGTTCAAGCCAACATGGTAGTCGTGAAGCATCTACAAGGGTTGCTGCAACTGACACCTACCCAAGTCAAGGGAGAGTCCCGCAAGCATCTTGGTGCCTTGGACATTGACGCTGAGATTCGTTCTGTGGATGACCTTCAAGATGGCTTAAACTTGTATTCACACTAAAAAATCATGTCAAAAACAGCTAATCCCTTCTATAATTCTACGATTTGGAAGCAACTCAGACTCAAAATACTGGCTAGAGATGGTTATACTTGCGTAAGATGCAAGCTGACCCTCGCCAGTAAAGATCTGCAGGTTGATCATATAGTACCCATGTCAACCCACCCACAGTTCGCACTTGAACCAGGAAACTTACAGACCCTATGTCGACGGTGCCATACTCGCGCACCCACATCTATGGGCAGAAACTCAGACTATCGTGAGAGACCCTTTGTCGGTCTAGATGGTCTTCCAGAAGGATGGTAAATATAAATGATTCTCACCAAAGATTGGCAAGAGTTCCCAGAACATTGTAAATCTGCTGTCAGATGTGGTTGGATTCCACTTGACAGAGACTATGATAAGATTAAACCCAAGGATTGGACACGTGCTGAACGAGTAATGGCGTTCATTGAGAAGGAGTGTAAGGTCCCAGAGGGTTCCCAAGTCGGTAAACCTGTGATTTTATCACCATTCCAAAGAATGTTCATCAGAGCAGTTTACGACAATCCCAATACAGCAACACGTCGCGCAATTTTATCTATCGCCAGAAAAAATGGCAAGACAGGTTTGATTGCTCCACTAGTGTTAGCACACATTATAGGTCCAGAGGCTAGGAAGAACTCCCAGACAGTCTCTGGTGCTATGAACAGACAGCAAGCTGGCATCGTCTTTGACGCCATGGCTAAAATGATTAATTTGAACACCAACATGACAGCTAGAGCTGCTGTGGTCCCGTCGCAGAAATCAATTAAAGGGATCACCACAGGTGTTACATATAGAGCATTGGCTAAAGATGGCGCAGGAGCCCAAGGATTATCACCAGCAGTCGCAGTTTTGGACGAAGCTGGTCAGATTGTAGGTCCTACAGACGCATTCTTTGATGCGATCACGACCTCCCAAGGTGCTCACGACAACCCTCTACTTTTAGTGATCTCCACTCAAGCAGCTTCTGACAGTGATCTCCTGAGCATCTGGATTGATGACGCTCAGAGGTCCAATGATCCATCCACGGTGTGCCACGTTTACGAGGCAGACAAGGATAGCGATCTGATGGACGAGAATCAATGGTACAAGTCTAATCCCGCTTTGGGAGTATTCCGTAACATTGAAGACTTGAGGACACAGTTGAGTCGTGCTGCCCGAATGCCTACTGCCGAACCATCAGCAAGAAACCTCTTGTTAAATCAAAGAGTATCACTTCTGACTCTGGCAGTTGCACCTTCGGTGTGGAAACTTAACGGAGCGGAGCCAAACGACGAGTTATTCTACAGTTATCCCGTTCACTGCGGTCTCGACCTATCTGCTAGGAATGACTTGACAGCCTGTGTGTTGTCAGTTTTAGATCCTGAGACAGGTCTGGTTCACACCAAGCCTATTGTGTTCACACCTTTGGATAACATTGAGGATAGAGCTAGACAAGATAGAGCACCATATGATACATGGGCAAAGTCTGGTCACATAATAGCTCTACCAGGTAGACACCTAGACTACGGTATGATAGCCGAAGAACTAGCTAAACAAACAAAAGGAATGACTATAGCCAGTGTGCAGTTTGACAGGTGGCGTATAGATGATTTCAAACCTCGCGCAGATGAGTTTGGATTTGCCTCAGAAAGTGAATGGATCCCAGTAGGTCAAGGCTTCAAGGATTTCTCACTTCGTGTCGATGGACTTGATAGTCTGTTGCTACAAGGTAAGATCAGGCACGGTATGCATCCCCTATTGAACTTAGGTGCTGCGAACGCTGTGGTCGTTACTGACCCATCTGGTTCTAAGAAATACGATAAATCTAAATCCTCCCAACGTATAGACACACTAGTTGCTCTTGCAATGTCTGTGTATCCTTTATCTGACGGTGTGTTTGATGAGATTAATATAGATTCAATGATAGTTTAGAGGAGTTTCTATGGCATTGATAAAATTAAAAGAAGCTCTAAGTCAAATAGTTGAAAAGTACACAGCTGGACAGCTCAGAGATCGCAACGGAAAGTTCGCTGAAATGGGAGCTGGTGGCTCTGGTGGAGGTGGTGCTGGTGGCGCTGGTGGTGGCGGAGGTGGAGGTGGAGGTGGTGGTTCAGGATCTGGACCAAACTACACACACCCTACCACAGCCACGGTGAAACGTATGACAGTTGCTGAGTTCGGTAAGAATGCTGGCGACTCTGGTCATAATAAAACTGCTAGAGCTATCGTCATTGGTGCTATAAATGGTCCAAAGGGAGAAGGTTCTTCTCTTGGTCAGATTTATGCTTCTGTCTCTCATGCTACAGGAATACCTCAAGGTACGGCTTTAGCACTCGCTGTAAATGGACATTTAAAACAAATGGACAGAGAAGGACAACTCTCAGTAAAACTTGAGAAAACAGTCTTACGACACGGTGAAGATAAAGGTGCAAAAGCTGGTAAAGTAATGTGGACAAGAAACGAAGATGGAGATTGGGCAGCTAAGTCAATTGAAACTTATCGTATTTCTGTCCCTGACAAAAAGTTGGCAGCTACAGGCTCCAACATCAAGTCTCCTCACACACTAGGTCCTAGAGCCGCACGTTTCGATCCCGCAGCAGGTGGTTTAGCTGATCGCGCACTAGAGTTTAGACGCAAAGAGTATTCAGACACACGTCTCGCTCCTCAAGGTCGCTACCACAGTGCAGATCGATCCTCACCTGAGATGATGTATGGTGATAGTCGGCAAAAGCTCTTAAAGGCAGGAAAAATTTCTGCTAAAGAAGCACAAGATAAAGAAGGCTCGCCTATTGGTGCCGACAAAGATGGTAAGGGTGGTAAGTTTGTTCGAACTGAGGTTTTTGAAGGTAAAAAGAATATCTCATTTTACGATGCCACCTCTTCAGTTACAGCTCACATTGGAGTAATGACTGGAGATAAGAATTCTTTAGAAATGTCTGCTTTGTTGGAGAGACCAGCAGGATGGAAACCTAAACACCATGAGGTTGCTAAGGCAATCGGTATAGATTCAAAAGACACTGGTAAACCATACTATACAGTTTTGTCTGGTTCTAAAGGCTCTCTAACTAAGTCTGATTTTGAGGGATTCGATTCTTCCAAAGGAAGTATCAAAGTTGCATCTAAAGCAATTTGGACAGCTGGCTCTTATGGCTCTAAACCACAGTTTGGAATCCCTAAAGGTAAAGACCAAGCCATGGGCAACAAGGTCATGGATGAGTTAGTTAAAGGTGGCATGAAACCAGAGCTTGCTAAACAGACAGCACAAAAGATGTTGAACAATTTCAAAGAAACTTCGCTGGCTAACTTTACACCAGGATTTAAGAAGATAATCGCTGAAGCTCCAGAGAATTTTGTATACGAGAACCCAATGTCTGGTTATCGAATGTCTTTTAACAACTATGATACGAAGAGAATGACCTTAGTATTGGGACAAGGTGCTGGTGGTAAAGGGTCTTCAAGTTTAATAGCAGGAAAAGTTAGAGTTCAAACAGATGTTCCAACTACTGTGAACTCAAACAAGACTCGCTCAGGTTCCGCAGCTCTGTTTGTTCAGAACTGGGACTCTGCTGTGATGTCGGACTTGATGCTAAAGAATAGATCTCCACACACAGTTCACGACGCTATCGGTATAAATAAGTCAAGACTTAAGTCTTTACAGGAGAGTGTTGCTAATTCAATGGCTGCTGCTCAGAAGTATGAGCCACTTGAGGATTTAGCAAAACAGATTATGAAGCAACATAAGAAGAACAAAACTCCTCAACAAACTCTTGACAAACATCAGAAAGATCTTGAGAAGGCTCTTAAACAGTTGCGAAAGTCTCAAGAAAAGTTTAAGTTTCAAAAGAATAACAACCACTTTGTATACGAAGACTAAGGAATCACATGAACGTTCAACTATACTCCGATTTAGATTTCAATCTGAAGGATGCCGCAGACTCAATCATTGAAGAGGCAACCGCCAACGAGAAGACCTCTAATGTTGGATATGATCTTGGTAGCGATCAGACCGCTGTGTTTGAGATCCGCCAACTGGACGACGAAACCTACTATTTCAAAGAGTCTTTATACGACGGTGACACAATCTATGTAGATGAGAACACTGAAGGTGATTATGACTACTTCACTATGATGGAGTACATCACAGCTCGCTTACAGGTTTTAGATCAAGTCACAGACTACCCAAGACTTCCAGAGTCGAAAATCTCAGCTATCGAGAAAGCTCTATCTCTATTGAACATGGAGAAGTACCGAGCATCTCAACGTAGAGATCGATCTGGCAAGTTCGGCGAAGAAGGTCTTGGTGGTCCTGGTGCTGGTGGCGGTCGTGGTAGAGGTGCCTCTGGAGGATCTTCGACTGGTACTCTTAGAGTCTCAGGATCGGGTCTGACGGTGGGACCATCTGGAAGAAGTTCTAGATATGTCCGCACAGGTGCTGGTGCTAAACCTGCAACTGCTGCCAAACCTGCTGCTGGTGCTAAACCTGCCGCAAAACCTGGCAAAACTACATCATCTTCTGGTACTGGTCCCGCACTGTCTCTCAAGGACAATCAAGCCAACATCAAGATTGACGACAGTAAACTTAGAGCTGCTGGTGGAAAGAACCGAGACATCTTAGATAGAAATGTAGTCTATCAGGTCTATAAAGAGAAGATCAATTCTTTCGACCCAAGTCACACTATAGGTGCCGATAAAGGTGCTGTCTACGGTGGTAAGGTCAAGACACTCGCTGCTAGACCAGCTAACTATCCTAAAGATATGCCATACAATCCTAGAGACTTATCGTCGAAGGTGAAGGTTGGAGATTTCTCTAGGAAGAACGAGTACCCAGCATTCTTCACCAAAGAACAAGCTATGTCTTGGATGAACGAAGGTGAATTAGGCAAGCGAAAAGCTGAAGTAGCCCTCTCTGAGTTATATGCTTGGGGAAGAAAGCGACAAGGTAACATTGACAGTATGACTTATGGTCAAGCTGATAACGTTAAAGGTAATAGCCCAACGAGTCTCAACCGATTCATGGAGAAGAACAAGTTGGCTAGCTTTGATGTCGATGTACACCACATGATTCCTGCTTCTATGGGTGGTTCAAACAACGGTAAGAATTTAGTTGCTCTGACACCAAAAGAACACGCAATGGCACACGTGCTAGAGTGGTCTATGGCTAAGACCTATAAGAAGAATGGAGAGTTGGCTAAGACTGGTAAATGGGGTGGTTCTTCAAATTCATTTGATGGAACTGGCGCCAATATCACAGCTAACAATCTGTATAGAGCATTGACACTTCAAACCGTGGCTTCCAAAAAGTCTGGCAACGCAAAGACTTACTACAAAACTTTGAATAGCACACCTAGCAGAAAACAGGCAGCATTTGCTACACAGAAATCTGCTAACATTCTGTACAAGAAGGGTTACATCTCATCTAATGATTTAACTAAAATTAAATTAGATAGTTCAGGACGACCTGTCTGGTCTAACGGATTATCAAAGGATGATGTGATCAAAGGTTTAGAATCTTCCATCGCTAAAGAAGGATTAATATAATGTTAACTAACGAACAATTTCGAGAGATATTTGACAGAATTGTCGGATCTGCTGAAGAGTTTCCATATGACTTTATGAGTTATCAGGATAACGTTTCTGAAGATTCGACAGTCGAAGAAGCCGAAGCTGTCGCACAAACACTAAAAGAAGTAATAGACGAAAGTCAATACGAAGAATAATACAAACTAGGAGAGCAAAGTGGCAGTATTTGAAATTTTAGCTGAGAAATCAGCAAACGACCAACGAACATTCTTTTACGACAACATGACAAACGTGTTGACAGATGAACTTGGTTTGTTGTATGCGTTTCCAGATAAACGTGCCGACAACTCAACACCTGCGACGGTGTTCAGCAAAGAGATCCCACTCAAGAAGTCCAAGGAAATTGGAGTGTTGAAGATTCAGTTAGGTCTCGGTTGTAACTACTCCTGTGACTATTGCTCACAGAAGTTTGTGGAGCGAGCTGACTCCACCTCTCCAAAAGATATTGCTAACTTTATGGCGAAGTTAGACACATTAGATATCAGCGAAGAAAAGGGTCTGAAGGTAGAATTCTGGGGTGGCGAGCCACTCGTCTACTGGAAGACTCTGAAGCCACTCGCCGAAGCAATTCGCGAGAAGTACAAACATTGGGAACGCAAACCCATGTTTTCCATGATCACCAACGGTTCAATCCTCACAGATGACATTATCGATTGGCTTATGATGATGGATTTTACTGTGTCTATCTCACATGATGGTCCTGGTCAAGCTGTTCGTGGTCCAGATCCATTCGATGATCCTGCTACAAAGAAACGTTTACTCGGTTTCTATCGCATGATGACTCGTCTGAACAAGAACATTAGTTTCAACTCTATGTTGTCTGCTAAGAATAAGAGTCGCAAAGAAATCTCAGACTGGTTCCGAGAGTTGACAGGCGATCCAAACATCTCGCTAGGCGAAGGTGGCATTGTAGATGCGTACGATGAAGACGGTATCACCAACTCACTGATCACTAAACAAGATCACTTCGAGTTTCGTCGTTTAGCTTTCTCGGACATCTTTACTACCGACGGTGATATTGCATTCAAGATGCAATTACAGAAGATCAATAACTTTACTACTGATTTATTGGCTCAGAAGCATGCGTCAACTCTTCCACAGAAATGTGGTATGGATCAAGACGATGTATTAGCAGTCGATCTTCACGGTAATGTGATAACCTGTCAGAACGTCTCTGCTGTGGAGACTTCTAAGAATGGTGAATCTCACCTGGCTGGAACATTAGACGCATACGATGACGTGTCGATCACTACATCAGCACATTGGTCTACTCGTGAAGAGTGTCCTAAGTGCCCAGTGCTCCATCTCTGTAAAGGTGCGTGTATGTTCCTAGATAATAAGTTCTGGAAGATCTCATGTGCTAACGCTTACTCAGATAACGTAGCACTGTTCGCACTAGCATTTCAAAAAATAACTGGATATATTCCTATCCACATTAAAAATGATGACTTACCTTTGGAACGTCAAGATGTATTTGGTACGTTGTTTGAGCACAAAGAAGAGTCTGTTCGTAAGGTTATCCCTATCAAAATCGTGAATCGCATCGAAGAGGTAGTTGATAACGTTCCAATCTACTCTAAATCGGAGGTCGCCTATGACAATCCAATCTAGTGGGCCAATTGCTTTCAGCAATGTTAGCACCGAAATAGGACAGGCTCCGACTTATACAACATCTCTCAGCTTCTTGAACAGTCAGGTTAAACCTTCTGTTCGACCAGCAATTCCAAATATGTCGATCTTCTACGGAATGAGTTACTTTCAGAACACAACTGAAGGCAACTGCGCCAACGGAAATTGCCCAGACTTAGGTGCTGGCAACTGCGGTAACATTCAGTGTCAAAACTGTTATATTACAGGACCTGTAGATTGCGTAAACTGCGACCCACAGCCGTTCTTACAGGTTGGTGCTAACTGTGCATGTACATACAACTGTGCAACTGGCGAAGTCGGCTACAACTGTAACTGCGCATGTAACTGCTCTAAGATTATCTGCTCTAAGCTCTACGACATCGGTGCGATGGCTCCTGCAATCTTTGCAGCAGACCAAGCCTACGGTAAGTGGTTGTTCAAGAACGACAAGGTAGTCTATCGTGGCTACATCCGTTGGGCACGCATTGTTACTGCTTGGATGGATGGCAAAGGTCCAGACTTTATGTTCTGGATTCGCGATAAAGAGAAACGTGTAGAAGCTCAGAAAGAATTAACTCGCAAGATGGCTACCAAGATGGGTATTCCTTGGGCAGAGCATATGGCTTTCAAGATGGGCGCATTGCGTGAAGACAATCTTCATGGTAAAGTTCTCATGTCGATCGGTGTTCCTATCTGTCGCTTCTTAGATAAAATGCCTCGCGTTCGTGAGCGTGATCGTCGCCACCGTTTGCCAGTTCTCTTGGCAATGTGGGCAGCATTCTACGGTAGCCATTGGACTGCGTCTGCTGTTGTCGGTGCCAATAACGTTGTAAGTAAAGTTTCTACCATGCTAAAGAGAGCGGTGGTATAACATGGAACGATCTAACTGGTGGTTGAGCCCAGTTTGGGAGTACCAGTCTCCATTTGATGCCGAGTTCAATAAAGCACTTCTGCAAGAGGTGTACGAGATTGGACAAGGCATTTCTAAGCATGGTACATACGGTAAATTAAGTTTATGGGACTACGACAAACCACACCTAAACACTTTAAAAGAATATATACTTGCTAAGTGCTATCAAGCAGTCTGTGGAGACATCTCTGAAGTGAATGAGCTTAATCTCAAAATGGATTTTGCAGGCGGTTGGATTAATGTCAAAGGTCCTGGCGAAGGTATCGAAGCTCACGCTCATAACGACTGTTCACTAACCGCAACTTATTATGTACAAGCTGAAGAGACAAGTGGCGACATAGTGTTTATGTTACAGGGAGATCAGATCAACTCTGATGGCTCTTTTATCAACAATGACTATTCAACTTTACCACATAAGCATATAACTCCAGTTGCTGGTAAGTTGGTAATATTTCCTGCATACATTATACACGAAGTTCAGAGTAATCGTTCAGATTCCCTTCGCATCTCTATTTCAACGGATTTACATCAAATAGTTGATAAAGATGCACCTAACGCTATGATTATCAAAAGCTGGTGTGATAGCATGCTAAGACTAAAAAATGTTTGTGAACCGAAAGGATAAAAATTATGAGTACTATATTTAGGGTTGTTTCTAAACCACCTCCAAACTTTAACGTTACAGATTATAATAACAACATCAAGTACTTTCTTGATAGTGAAGTAGCAGCCACATTCACGACTCTGACTCAAGCTGAGTTGGAGAGTTTCTTTGAGATGGCTCAGAAATATCACACAGTATTTGCTAAAGTATATTTATTGCCAGGCGATCCTCTGATTAATTATATCGTATATGGTAATGAATTCTACGACGCACTGAAGGATCCACATGAAGGTATCGACTACACTCCAAGTTGGGTTGTAGCCAAGTACAAAGAGTGGGCAGCGAAGAAAGGTCTTCCAATTCCTAAGGATATGGTAGCAGCCGAAGGCATCAGCACTAAACCTATGGTGGACTTTCAGAGCAAGCTATGAACCCATTCTTCACTAAGCTAGACAGCATTAGTCCAAGTTTATACAAGGACTTCAAGAATCTAGGTGAGCAGCATAGTTGTGGTGGAGGTTGGACTAAATACTACAAGACGGATCTGAGCAGGAACATTCTCCTTCCAAATCACTTGAAGAATTATTTCAACCTATCTTACATGACATTTATTGGCGACAGTGCGTCTCCACACGTTGACATGGGCATTGGTTGTCGAATTAATCTTTACCTTTCTGAGAACAATGCTACTACGCAGTTCTTCTCTGTGAAAGCTAGAGAATTGGACAAGCCAAAGCCTGTGACATGTGAAGGCTGTACACCAGAGCGTTTCTGTGCTGGCGATTGTGCCTGTGGAATGAAGGTGGAGAATCTAGTTCTAGAAGATCAGTTTGTGGCGAAGCGCCATGACATATATCTTTTGAATGTCTCTAAACCACACGGTGTAGAGGGAATTTCTAGAGAAAACTACAGACAAGCACTGTCCTTTACTACAGATCTTCCATATGAAACTGTATACCAATCATTGAAAGAGTATGGTTCATTCTAATGTTTAAGAAACTTGCTGTTGACACCATCATAGACTTTAATGTTCATGACAAGCGCATAGAATTTGATCTCAACGAAGAAGGAAAGAAGATACAGTATTTTAATGTTTCTTCTCCTTACTTAGATGATTTGATCTCGTCGTTTGGTTCTTATAGTAAACACTTTCACACGTCTTTCGTGATGATAGGAGCAGATGTTCCTCCTCACACAGATATTGTTGATAGTGTAAATATAAATTTTTATGTAGATGCTGGAAACTTCACAACAAACTTTTACAGCAGTAGAGACAACAGCCATAGATCAACATATGCTGATCACGGTGATGGACATGTCTATAAGATTGATGAACTGGAAAAGTTAGGATCTTTTATAGCTCAAACTGGAGATGTGTACATTCTAAACGGTAAAGTTATTCACGGAGTTAGTTCTCCTGTGGGTTCCAAGTCCATTAGAAAAGTTCTTCAAGTTTCTTCTAATGATTTAGAGTATGAGAAAGTTCTAGACCTAATGAGGAAAGTATGCTAATCTTTGCGATCTTATATACAATCTTTACGATTCACCTCGGTGTGGTTCTTGCCTCTCTGTATATGCATCGCTATCTGATACATAGACAGTATACAATGAACCCACGTCTAGAATCTGTTATGAGAGTTCTGTATTGGTTTCTTTTTGAAACTGTATCTACAGCTTTTGTGGTTCAACACCGAAAGCATCATGTATTCTCAGATAGTAACAAAGATCCGCACACGCCACGCTTTGGTTACTGGAGTTTGCTGAAGTGTTGTCTTGTGCCTAGTTTCTTTAGGTCGTATAAAATAGAGACTTCGCCTGAGGATCTTTCTAGATATGGCGGAGAATTGCCTGTCGGTTTTGTTGAGAAACATCCAAGACTTGGTCCGTTTCTATTTCTTTTACTCACGGTAACACTGTTCGGTTGGTTAGGAATCCTGATTTGGCTAGTACATTTATTTGTAGTGAATTTCCTTACGATCACAACTATCACAGTTTTTGGACACTCTATCGGTTACAGAAATTTTGACAATAAAGACCTAACGAAGAATATATCACCAGTTGGGATTCTTTGTGTTGGCGAAGAGATGCACAACAATCATCACAACAACAGCAGGCAATGTAACTTTGCTGTAAAGAAGTATGAGTTTGATCTCGGATATCAATATCTAAGATTACTAAATAAATTCAACTTAATCCAATTCAAGAAAGAATTATAATGTTCTACGAAGATCTAACAAGTCTACTCTCGTTTGATGTTGAGAAATTACGTGAAGATGTCAAGAAGCACGTCTTCACATTGGGTAATCAAATTATCCAAGGAGAGGAGTATGAAACTCCTTTGTATCATGGTTTTGGTGGATGGTCTATAACCTCTCGCACAGGCGATTGGAAAGACGGATGGGACTTCTTCCAAAACGATGAAGGCGAGGCAATGGAAGTTTACTTCCCAAAGGGTAAGAGCAATTACGAAGCTCTCAAGTTCTTTGACATCGCCCACTCTATGGAGCACAAGAATCCTACACAAGCCTATCAAGGCGAGATCGCAAAAGTTATCGATCAGATTTCTGAGCTAGGTTTGACTCCAAGACGAGTTCGTGTCACCTGTCTCAAAGCCAGAGCAAAGTCTTTAGTTCACAGAGATGCAGACACTGACGATTACATGGCTCGGCTTCACATTCCGCTGATCACTAACGATAAGTGCGTGTTCATCTGCAACGGTACTACGCTGCACATGGAAGCTGGCAAAGCTTACGCTGTTTGGGTAAACCAATGGCACCAAATTCGTAATGATTCCGACGAGGATCGTTACCACATTATTATGGACTTTTACGACACAAAGAAAGTCACTAAAACGTTTAATTATAACGGGGACATTTCCCAGTTAGAAGAGATGGCAGCAAGAATGCGTCAAAACATCGATGAAGCTGTCATCCCTACAGAACTTTATGAAAAGTTTGAAGCTGTTCGTCAGTCGTTTATCACAAAGGGAGAGATCCCTTTAAAATAAGAATTTATCACACCCCCAAGTACTGAATCCCGATCAAAATGCACCAAACCTAGTTAGTCCCCTATCCCGTTCACACCCCCTTTTGTTACGAAGAGGAAGCGTTCCGTAAAAAGAGCGTTTCACATTCTTAATTAACAGAAAGGAGTATAGTATGGATGATGCAACAGTACAGCAGATGTATGCGCACGTCATGGACAAACTAGCTTCCCACGAAAAGTCAATTGACTCCATCTGGGAGCATTTTGAAAAAGGAAACAAAAATATGTATGAAACACCTGAAATTACTAATGTGTTTAAACCTCATTCTGGAGGTGCCGCTGGTTATGGCATGGACGGTTTTGGGTTTGGTGGTGGCGGTGGTGGTCTTCTGGCAGGACTTCTATTCGGTGCTCTCATCGGCAATCGTAACGGTGGCTGGTTGGGTGGAAACGGTGGCGAAGGTCCTGGCTCTGTGGTAACCCAGATTGCTACTACTGAAGTATTGAGCAAGTTAGGCGATATCCAAGGATCTATTCCTTTGACCGCTTCACAAACTCAAAACGCAATTCTACAACAAAGCAACAGCATTTGCCAAGGTTTGAACCAGTTAGGTAATACTGTCATGGCAGGTTCTACAAGTAACTTATTAGCTACTAAGGACTTGTCTACACAAGTAGCCCAAGGTAATGCTGTCATTCTACAAGCAATCGCTCAGAATGAAGCACAAGCTCTGCGTGACAAGCTCATGACCTTAGACGCATCGAATCGTGCTCTAGGTACCGAAGTAAACGTTACACAGAACGTAAATCAAATGCAACAACAAGCTCAGCAACAAGCTCAACTCCAAGGAATTACCAATCTATTGAATGGTGTAGTTCCTTTGATTTATCAGCGTGCTACCAACGACCAAATTAATATTGGTTCTGGTACTATGTCTGGTAACAGTGCTTCTAACGCTAACACAGCTATCCGCTAAGTTAGTGCTATGGAAAAATCTGTAGGGTTGAAGCTTGGGGGAGTGAATTCTCTATAAGATTTCAGGAGGATGGCCACAAACTGTCCTCCTGTTTTCTATCCTAACCCTCGAGGATTAATATGACTCAAATTACAGCCGACAACTTAGTTGCCGCACATTTAACAGACGCAGCTACTGCTGCTAAAGTATCCGACTCACTTGCCGCAGCATGTGAGCGTTTTAATATCTCTACTCCAGAACAAGTAGCCATGTTCCTAGCGCAAGCAGCGCACGAATCTGGCAAGTTCAAGGCCACTGTAGAGAACTTGAATTATTCAGCGCAAGGTTTGCATGGCACATGGCCAAAACGTTTCCCCACCGTAGCATCTGCAGAACCCTATCATCGCCAACCAGAGAAAATCGCAAACAAAGTCTATGCAGATCGCATGGGCAATGGAGACGAGGCATCTGGTGAAGGCTTCAAATATCGTGGAAGAGGATTCATTCAGTTGACAGGCAAGTCGAATTACACTGCCTTTGCGAATGACATCGGGGAGCCATCGATCATCGACAATCCAGATCAAGTAGCAGAGCCACAATACGCAGCTCTGTCCGCAGCTTGGTTTTGGAACAAGAACAATCTAAATTCAATCGCAAGTGATGTCAAAGCAGTCACCAAGAGAATCAACGGTGGAGAGATAGGTCTGGCTGACAGATCTTCGCACTACGTTCAAGCTCTAGAGGTGTTCGCATGAACCCAATCCTAGGAGCAAAGATCGCTGCTGCTGTCATCGCACTCTTAGTTTCTTTCTATATTGGAAAGAAGATGGAGCAGAACTACTGGTTACAGCGTGAAGCTGAGATCGTCACTAGCGTGCTAGAAGAGAAAGAAGCTTTAGAGAAGAAAGGTAAACTCCTCTCTGAAGCATATCAACAACAACGAGATATCGCAACAGCTTCACAAAAGAAGCTTACAGTCGAGGTGAGAAATGAAACTAAGAAATCTGATTATACTTGTGCCCTTCCTCCTGATGGGTTGCGCATCCTCAAGAGTGCAATTGATACAGCAAACGGCTCCAAGTGATCTATCACAACCTTGCCCTCCAATTGTAATGGTATCCGAAGTAAAAACGCTAGGTGAGCTGGTCGAATTTACTGTAGACGTAATCAACCAGTACGGTGATTGTCGCAGTAGACACGAGGGCTTATCAAAATGGCAGAAATAGACCAATCAAATGCAAAAGACACTCTGTTGGGAGTCCTATCTTATATTGATAGCCCATTTAAGCTCGGCGTTGTTGTTCTGCTTGCTGTACTGGCTTTTACTGGCTATTTTGTGTATGCAAATCAGGCTCTATTAATCGGCGCTTATCAGAAAAGTCAAGAACTACCAAGGATGGATTCGTCTAAATATGACGACGCTGCAAAGCTTTTATTCACTACACTAAAGGTAGATTTAGTCGCCATTCTTGAAGTAGACCCTATTCTTGGTAAACGCTCAGTAGCTCGCGTCTACACCAAAGAAGGTCGAGTAAAAGAAATCGACGGTCTTACGAATGCGCTCTTTAATAAAAACGGTAACAACAATAGCGATGTGATTAGACTAATGGCAGGAGAGATTCCGTGCTCGGAATACGCTACTCCAAGATCGCAAATCGGCTACTTCTACAAAACCAAAGGTGTCAACTGGACATGTAGAGTTTCTGTGCCACCAGATCCCAATGAATTTATCGGACAGATCACTGTAGGTTGGAAAGAGCAACCACCTGGTGGTATAGACAAAGTTGAAACACACTATCTAAACATCGCTTCAGACATGCTAATTAAGGTTAAATAAAGGAGATATCAAATGGATATCATTAACAAAGCTCTGACCTCACCTGTTGAACAGGTTGTAGGCACTACAGATCCTACCTATAGATTCGTCATCTCAACAGACGATCCAGATCGCGACGAAGATATTGTCAAGCAAGACGGATGGCAGTTGGATGAGTTTATGGCAAATCCAATCTGTCTCCTGCAACACGACCATAAGCAACCTATAGGTCGCTGGTCAAACATTCAGACTCGTGCTCGCGAAAAAGGCGGTTACGAGACAATCGCAGATTTAACTCTTGCACCACCAGTAAGCGATGTATTGAAGTACGCAAACGCTTTGGTGTCCGCAGGAATTTTAAACGCCACTTCTGTTGGCTTTGGTGTAAAATCCTTTGAGAAAAGGAAAGACGCTCAAGGTCGCCCACGGAAGGGCATGGTTGTTCACAAGGCTGTGTTGCGTGAGGTTTCTCTCGTATCCGTGCCAGCGAATGCCAACGCAATAAGGATCGCTAAATCCTTGGACATTAGTAATGATGTAGTTAAAACCTTTGTATCTGTTGACGGAGTCGATTCCGACATTGATGTTGACGACGATACACCTCTACCACTTTCCGTGGCGCTTGAAAAGGCTCAAACACTTCTAACTGCTGGTCATAAATCTAGCAAACCGCACAATCCTAACTCCGTCTTCGGACAAGTGAAGATTAAAGATGAACAATTACTCAATGCCTATCAAAAGGCAAAGAGCCTATTAAAGAAATAAAGGATAATTATGTCTATTTCCGCAAAAATTGAAGCAGCAAAATCTGCTGTAGAAGCAAAGAAATCTGAACTAGCAACTTTAGCACAAGCTGCTGCTGAAGGTCAAGATGTTGACGCTGAGACTCTCGAGCAATTGACCAAGTCAATCGAAGAAGACCAAGCCAAGATCGGTTCGTTAGAGAAGGCTGAGCAAGTATTGATCACCAAGACTGCTCCTGCTTTTGTCCGTAACAAATCTGCCAATGAGTACTCTTTCGAGAAGCAAGCTCTGGTAGCTGTGAAAGCTAAAGTTGACGGCATTAGCCAATTGGCTGCTGCTGAGGCATTGTATGGTCAAGAGTCTGGCACATACGCTGTAACCAAAGCTGCTACTCCAGAAGCTCGTACAGACGTTGCTGGTTGGGCACAAGAACTCGTTCGTGAGTCCTATGGCACATTCCTCGATTTACTCCGTCCTGCTGCTTTGTTGCCACAGTTGGCAGCTAAAGGTGGCGTAAGCTTGTCTTTCGACGGTAGCAACTCTGTGATCGTTCCTTTCTATGCTGGTTCCACAACCGCATTGGCTGGTGCTTTCATCGGCGAAGGAAAATCCATTCCAGTTAAGAAAACTGCGTTTGGTAGCAAGACCATTGTGTCAAGCAAGATGGGCGTTATCACTGTAGCCACTTCGGAGATCCTCCGCAAGTCTACTCCTGCTATCGAGCCAATCCTGCGCGACGCTATCATCCGTGATACTGCTGCTCTGTTGGATTCTGTAGCTTTCAGCGATGCTGGTGCGACCCCATTGTCCCCTGCTGGTCTGTTGTTCGGTGTTACACCAATCACAGCAACTGGTCCTTCAACAGCTGAAGTTATTGCTGCTTTGAAGCAAGCATTGAATGCAATGTCTGCTCAGAACCGCACCAGCAAGCCTGTTGCTATCATGACTCCTGCTGTTCACCTCGGCTTGAGCATGACCATGTCTGCTACTGGTTCTTTCGTATTCCAATCTGAGTTGGCTTCTGGTCGCTTCATGGGTATGGACGTATTGGTATCGAACGCTGCTCCTGCTGACAGCATCATGTTGGTTGACGCTGCTGAAGTTTACTTCGGTTTGGGTTCACCAAGCTTCGCAGTTAGCGACACAGCTTCGCTCCAGATGGACGACGCTCCTGCAACTGGCCCAGCATTGAATGCTTCGATGTTCCAACAGGACATGTTAGCTATCCGTATGATCACCAACACTGGTTGGGCTGATGTACGTGGTGGCTCAGTTCAGATCGTTGACGGTTTGGCTGGCGTTTAATCGCAAATTGATTTCACTGACTTTATAGTTAGTTAATCTATCTAGGGCATTCTAACGAGTGCCTTAGAGTATTTTAATTAGCAAACCGCACCACATTTAATATAGGAGTAAGGATGACCCCCACAGTCCACGATATCCTCGTAGATTATTCTAGAGACAGCTTGTTTGACGAGCTAGGTAAGATTCGTCTCAGAGAAAGTTACATGACAGAACAAGAGAAAAGTCCTCAAGAGAGGTTCGCGTTTGTGTCCAAAACTTTCAGTAGTAACCCAGAGCACGCACAGCGTCTATATGAATATAGTAGTAAACATTGGCTATCCTATTCCACTCCTATTTTATCCTTCGGTCGCAGCAAGAATGGTATGCCCATCTCCTGCTTTCTCAATTACATTGAGGACACTGCCGAAGGACTCGTCGAGAATCTGTCTGAGACTAACTGGCTCAGCATGCTCGGAGGTGGTGTAGGTATTGGCTTCGGTATTAGATCCTCTGGTGAGAAATCCACAGGGGTCATGTCGCACCTGAAAACTTATGACGCATCCTCACTAGCGTATCGTCAAGGTCGTACTCGTAGAGGCTCTTATGCCGCATACTTATCCATAGATCATCCAGATATTCTGAACTTCCTAGAGATGCGCAAGCCTACTGGAGATCAGAATCTTCGTGCCTTGAATCTACACCACGGTGTGAATATTCCAGACGCATTCATGGAGATCATTGAAAAGTCTATGTTAGACAGAAACTTTGACGATTCTTGGAACCTTGTCGACCCTCACACGAAAGCTGTGATGGACACAGTGTCCGCTAAAGAACTCTGGCAGAAATTGTTAGAGTTGCGTATGACCACAGGCGAACCATACATTCACTTTATTGACGAATCTAATCGCAAACTCCCTCAACACTTGAAGGATTTGGGACTAAAGGTTCATCAGTCTAATCTATGCTCAGAGATCATTCTACCTACGAACGAACAACGCACAGCAGTTTGCTGCTTGTCCTCTTTGAACTTAGAATACTTTGATTCTTGGAAGAACGATCCACTGTTCCTACGAGATGTGGCAGAGATGCTAGATAACGTTCTAGAGTACTTCATCAAAAATGCTCCTGATACTATCAAGCGTGCTAAGTTCTCTGCAATGCGCGAGCGTTCTATTGGTATTGGTGCTTTAGGTTGGCATGCCTTCCTACAGAAGAATAACATTCCTTGGGAATCACCATTAGCCATTGGTCGCAACAAGAAAATATTTGAACATATCAGAACAAGTTTAGACAAAGCCAACTTAGAACTTGGCACAGAACGTGGCGAAGCTCCAGATGCTAAAGGCACAGGACAACGCTTCAGTCATCTTATGGCTATTGCTCCTAACGCATCTTCATCGATTCTAATGGGCAATACGTCCCCATCAATCGAACCCTACCGTGCTAACGCATATCGGCAAGACACCCTCTCTGGTTCACACTTCACTCGTAATCGTTGGCTATCAAAAGTCATAGATGAAGAGTCGAAGAATCACAAGGAAGGTTGGACCGATGAAGTATGGTCGAGTATTATTGCTAATGATGGTTCTGTGCAGCATCTTGATTGGATGTCAGAGTGGGACAGGGATGTGTATAAAACATCAATGGAGATTGACCAACGTTGGGTGGTACAGCATGCTGCAGATCGTCAACAATGGATCGACCAAGCCCAATCTCTCAATGTGTTCTTCAGACCAGACTCCCACATAAAGTACATTCACGCAGTCCACTTCCAAGCATGGAAAGCAGGATTGAAGACCATGTACTACTGTCGTTCTGATAAGATTGCAAAGGCAGATAAAGTAGCCAAACGTATTGAACGAGAGATCATCAAAGAGATCGATCTTTCTGAATTAACTAATAACGAAAACACATGTCTAGCTTGTGAAGGATAACATGAAACAACCCCATCTCAAATTAACCGATGAGCGACAATATTTTAAACCTTTCTCATTCCCATGGGCTTATGACGCTTGGTTGAAACACGAACAAGCACATTGGCTTCACTCTGAAGTCCCTATGGCAGAAGATGTGCAAGACTGGAAGAAGAAAGTAAGTAAAGAAGAGAAGCAGTTCCTCACGAACATCTTCAGGTTCTTCACACAGGGTGACATTGATGTCGCTGGTGCATATGTGAAGAATTATCTTCCATACTTCCCACAACCAGAAGTCCGAATGATGTTGCTAGGGTTCTCTGCTAGGGAAGCACTACACATTGCCGCATACTCTCATTTGATTGAAACTCTTGGATTACCTGAGAGCACCTACAATCAATTCCTAGAGTATCAGGAGATGAAGGACAAGCACGATTACGTTCTCGAGATTTCCTCTAAGAATGGTACTGTCGCATCACATGCAGAGCACATTGCTGTATTCTCAGCTTTCACAGAGGGTATGCAGTTGTTCTCTTCATTTATCATGTTGCTGAATTTTCCACGCAACGGACTCATGAAGGGAATGGGACAGATCATTACTTGGTCTATTGTCGATGAGACAATGCACACTGAGAACATGATGAAACTATTCAAAGAATACATTAAAGAAAATCCTGAGATTTGGAACGATGAGCTGAAATCTAAAATCTATTCTATCGCTGAGAAGATGGTAGAACTAGAGGATAAGTTTATTGATTTATCATTCAACGGTATGGATATGAGGAATCTCAAAGCCGAAGAAGTCAAAGAGTACATCCGCTACATTGCGGACAGACGCTTGATTTCTCTCGGACTGAAGGGCATCTTCAAACGCAAGAAGAATCCATTACCATGGGTAGAAGAGATGATCAACGCACCTGTACACGGAAACTTCTTTGAAGGTCGAGTTACAGACTATGCTAAAGGAGCCTTGTCAGGTTCTTGGAGCGATGTTTGGGGAGCTGTTCCACAACATGCGTGAAGTTTATCTTGGCAAATCCGTTACATTACAAAATCAAAAGTTTCTAGCTGATGAGTTCTATACTGTTCCACCAGCTTTAGCTCTCGCTATCGTCTCATCTGGATGCGGAGTTTACGCAGACGAAGATGAAGAAACCAATTCCAATCAAGGAGAAGAATAAATGAAAGCAATTTTAACACTAAAGCCAGTTACCGATAAAAAAGGTAACGTATGGCATGCAGGTAATATTATTGGTCTAAGTGCCACCCAAGCTAAAACTTTTGTCGCAGCTAAGAATGGTCTAGATCTGGTAGGCACCAATTTCGCAATAGCACCTACACCAGACAACACAGCAGCACCTGTAACAGCTCCGAGCTCTGCAGATTTCTCAGTGGCAACGGTTGGTGTTCGCACACCTGCTGGTGTAGACGGTGGCTTTACAGCACCAACGACCATCACCTACACTATCGCCTCTCGTGTTGATGAAGTGGACCAGATGAAGTATCATTTCGACGCTACACCGACAGGCAAAGCTGGTACATACAACTTTGGCGATGGCAAACCAGTAGCCAATGCTGCTGATGGTCAGATGGGTCACACATTCGCTGCTGCTGGCAACTACACTGTAACATTTGTTCCAGCCGACGGTAACAAGAATGCCACTACTTCAATTACTGTAGTTGCTCCTGCTGCTGTTGTAGAGCCAACTCCAGAGCCAACTCCAGAGCCAACTCCAGAGCCAACTCCAGAGCCAACTCCAGAGCCAACTCCAGAGCCAACACCTGAAGAGCCAGCACCAACAGTATAACTATAATCGGAAGGAGGAATCCCTATGGGACTACTCAATAGAATCAAGACATTCGTCGCTTCCGACAAAGAAAAGGAATTATCAGCAGGTGGTGGATGGGATACTCGTGAAGGTTACTTCCCAAGTACATTTACTCCTGGTTGGTTCCAACAAGGTTACACACCTGGTGTGAGCAAAGCATACAATCCTGATGTCGCTGCTGCAATCAGTCTCTATAAGAGAGCACTGATGGCTGTCCCAGCATATCACGTTCAACAGAACAGGGAAGGTGCTTGGCTCGAAACTTTCGATGATACAGATCTCGCTAAGATTATCTTCAGACCTAACATTTATATGTCATGGGCTGAGATGGTTGGAGTCATCATTGATGGTTTACTTACCAAAGGTGAGTTTGCATGTTATGTAGAAGATGGAAATGAAGGTAAAACTTTACATCCTCTCAATGATTTTCAAATGGTTGCAGCTGAAGACGGTACGATCTTCTACCAAATAAACTTTAACGAAGCTACGAAGCATCTTGGAGAAGCTTGGAGAGATTGGACTGACAACAAGGGTGCGATGTACATTCCTCAGCGATACGTTGTTCACGGTCGCTTTGAAGTAGATCCTCGCAATCCTTTACGAGCTCTTCCACCGTTGCACGCATATGCCAACTCAATTGGCTTAGGTTCAATCCTACGTGCTGGTCAAGAGGCATTCCACACTAACAAGGGACAACCCTCTGGTGTGTTGACAACGGATGCTTCTCTAACTGCTGAACAGGCTAATCGCCTACGAGACCGTTGGAATGAGATGTCACAGAAAATGAAGCAAGGTGAAACACCTATTCTTTCGAATGGATTACGTTTCCAACCTGTGTCAGTTTCTGCGAATGAAAGTCAAGTTGTACAGCTCTTGAGCTTTACTACAAAAGACATTGCAAAAGCATTTGGTATTCCTCCTATTATGTTAGGTGAGAATGTCGGTGTTACTTATAACAATCTTGAACAACTCTTGTACGGATGGCGCACCACAGGTTTACTCTCTGTGTGTATGATCATTGAGATGGCATTTGAACACACTTTCAAGTTACAGAAGTACGATGAGATGGTGTTAGATATTGGTGACTTGGCTCGTGCCGAAGTTGGCAACAAAGCTGAGATGTTAAAAGGATTAGTACTGAATGGTATCATGAAGCCGAACGAAGCTCGTGCTAGATTGTACATGGCTCCAGTTCCTGGTATTGCGGATGAGTTAGTATCTCAATCTCAGATTCAACCTATGGAACAAAGTGCTAGAATTCAAGCAGATGCAAACGCTCGTGAAAACGATCTTGTAGATGCTGATTTAGGTGCAATGGCTGCAGACGCAGCAGCACCAGTCACACCAAATGAAGAAGAAGTTAAAGAACCTGTCAAAGCTAAAATTGACATGGAAGCATTAGACCTCATGTTGAAAGGGGTCTTCAGATGAAGTATGAATAACAGGCGTTAGTATAGTTATGGCTCGCCACCTCGATAATGTTAAGGAATAAATATGGATATCGAAAAGTCTTTAGTTCTGGTTGCTACAAACCTGAAAGACTACAGTGATCAGCAGAAAGCTCAACTTCAGTCTAAGATTGATGAAGCGTTCGCTGACATCGAGTTGGTTAGAGCATTAGCCAGTAAAACGTCTGAGAAATTACTCAGTGCGGAAGAAATCAAGTCTGCATTGTTAGAGGACACATCATTCATCTCATCTGTAGTCGGTGAGAAGGGTGATGTTGGTCCTGCTGGTCAAGATGGTAAGTCAGTTACTGTCGAAGAAGCCATGGCTTCATTGATAGCTGACCAAGAATTCTTAGAAGCTGTGAAGGGTCCTCAAGGTCCCGCAGGCGAGCAAGGGATTCCTGGTGAGAAAGGTTTAGACGGAGCTCCTGGCGTTGATGGTAAGGATGGCGAAGCGGTCTCAGCTGAAGAGTTGATCGCTGTGCTCAAAGCCAATGAGGAGTTCCTGCAAGCCGTTAAAGGCGATAAGGGTGACCAAGGTTTACAAGGTGAAGTTGGTCTCCAAGGATTACAAGGTGAGCGAGGAGACTCGGTTACTGTTGAAGAAGTTACAAAGGCTCTGCTCGAGAATGAAACTTTCACAAAATCTCTAGTAGGTGAACAAGGTCCACAAGGAGAAGTAGGTCCTCAAGGAGAAAAAGGTGATAACGGAAATTCTGTGTCAGTTGACGAAGTCAAATCAGCACTTATTCTGGACGTCGAATTTGTCAAAAGCCTCATCGGAGCACAAGGTGAAACAGGTCCCAGCGGTAGTGCTGGTCCTCAAGGCGAACAAGGTCCACAAGGAGAAGTAGGTCCTGAGGGATTGTCGATCAAGGCATTTGAGATTACCGAAACTGGTGAACTCACGATTGAGATGTCAGATGGTCAAACAGTTGACCTAGGCATGATCAAGGGTGCGGATGGTCGTGACGGTGCGGACTTTGATGTAGATCTGTTCTACGACAAGTTCAAGTCTGACTCTGAACTCATTGAGTCTCTGAAGGTTGATCCTACAGAAATCCAAAAGACAATCCAAGAGTTCCTCGCTGAGACAGCCGAAGCTGTGAGCACTCAAGTGTCCATGGCTATCGAAGCTGCAGACGCACAGTTCCAAGAGAAGATGGCTAGCGTTGATCTCTACATTGAAGATCAACAGAAAGCATTCGAAGATTTATATTCTGAAGTAGAAATCTCTAAGACTAAATCTCTAGAAGCTGGTCTACAAGTGGCACAAGAAGTTTCTGATGCTGTCACTGAGACAATCTCAGAGAAGCTAATGGAAGTCGATAAAGCGATTGCCGTAGCCCATACCAAATCTATTCAATTAGAAATGACTATTGACGAGGCTAATCGTTCTAAAGTTAAACAATGGACTCCTGATACAGTTATCAAAGCTGGTTCATGGGTCGAACATGATGGAAGGTATTATGTTGCCAATCGAGATAGCGATAGCATTCCTGGTAGTAGCACAGCTTATAGCCTCGTGCTTCGTGGCTTTGAGTTTCGCAAGGCTTGGAATCCTGACACAACTTATGAAAGACTCGACGTCGTCATCTCGTCGTCGGGGTCTGCTTGGATAGCCAACAAATCTCAACCTAACGGTGAACCTGGTACGACACCAGATTGGAACCTATTAGTAAAACGTGGTGAACGTGGTGCTAAAGGTGACACTGGTCCCACAGGTCTCCAAGGTGAGAAAGGTTTAGATGCCGCAGAAATCTTAGACGCTCATTATGACTATGAATCTGAAGAGATAACATTTGTCAAGAGCGACGGTTCTAGAATTTCTTTCGATCTACCTGTGATCTCTATGATTCAGGACATGGTCACTAAACAATGGTTGACTCAGTACGACACTTATGAATTACCTATCAATGACTTCAAAGGTCTGTGGAATTCTAATCGTTCCTACCAACGTGGTGATGTAGTTTCATATTCGTATGGTTTATATGTAGCCAAGACAGATTCAAATGGTATAGCACCTCAAGAGTTTCTAAGTGCAAACGCTGTAGTTGCATCTGGCGAAGCATGGCAACTCATGATCACTGCTGTCGGTGGTGGTAGCGGTGGCGGTGGTGGCGAAGGCACTGTTGGTCCACAGGGTCCTCAAGGTCCTCGTGGCCCAGTCGGTCCTAAAGGTGACACAGGTCCTGCTGGTCCTACAGGTGCTCAAGGTCCTGCTGGTGCCGATGGCGCAGTGGGTCCTCAAGGTCCTGCTGGTGTAGATTCAACTGTACCAGGTCCGCAAGGTCCTGCTGGTGCTGATGGTCCTCAAGGTCCTGCTGGTATAGATGGCGCAGATTCAACTGTACCAGGTCCGCAGGGTCCTGCTGGTCCAGAAGGTCCTATGGGTCCTAAAGGTGACCTCGGTCCTCAAGGCGACGTTGGTGCTAAAGGTGACATCGGAAATACTGGTCCGCAAGGTGAAGTGGGTCCTGTCGGTCCTGCTGGTGCTGATGGCGAAGTAGGTCCTGCTGGTCCGCAAGGCGAAGTTGGTCCTAAGGGCGACCAAGGTGACCAAGGCATTCCTGGTTTGGGTATCACATTCAAAGGTCGTGTAGCGACTGTTGGCGATTTGCCAGCTACTGCTACTCAAGGCGATATGTACATTATCGACTCGACTGGTGATGCTTGGGTTTGGGATGACGGTGCTGCTGCGTTTGAGAATGCTGGTCCTATCGTTGGTCCTACAGGTCCACAAGGCGAAGCTGGTGCTGCTGGTGCTACTGGTCCTGAAGGTCCGCAAGGTCCCGCAGGTCCTACTACAGTTTCTGCTGATGCAGACAACACTGCGACATTAGGCACTGATGGATTCCTGTATGTTGGAAAGCCTACTGGCTATCTACCAACATCTGGTGGAGACATGACAGGTCCTATCAATGTCAAAGGTGACGGTGCTGTTGCTTTCATGATGGACAATGGATTTAATTTCCAAGCCGTTTTGACTAGCACTGCTCTCCGTTATGGCACAAAATCTGTCTTAGGTTTCAATGAAGACTATGTCGTTGCGACAGTTCCACTTAGAATCCTCGTGGCTCCTACATTAGATGAGCATGCTGCGTCTAAGAAGTATGTCGATGACAAAGTAGCTGCGGGTGGCGGTGCTACAGGTGCTTATCTCCCACTAGCTGGTGGTACACTTACAGGTCCAATCACTATGCCTGTTGGCACAGTAATGAACTTTACTAATACCTACTCAATGTTCACTGGTAACGGTGGCGTGTCGTTTAGGTTTGGTGCCACAGATTTGTTGGCTGCAAGTAGCACAGGTATTTATGCCTACAAACCTTTGATTACTCCTGCTACTGGCATTGGAATTCAGTTTGGTAATGGTGGCGGTTACATGTCAAAAGTTGGCACTGGTATCGGTGTTTACACAGGTGGCTCTCAAAAGTTTAAATTCGATTCCGCTGAGCATACATCACTGGTACCTGTTGTGTTACCTGCAGACCCTACTACAGCGTTACAGGCTGCTACTAAACAGTATGTAGACTCTAAAGGTGGTGCAACTATAGTCTCTGTTGCTGATGGTGCAACTGAACCTGCTGCTGCAGATTATCCTGAAGGTGCTCTCCTAGTGAGGTACACACCATGACCATAGCTGTTAATGTTGGAGGTGCCTGGAAAGAAGGCACTCCTGAGAAAGTAAACATCGGTGGCGCATGGAAACCTGTGACATCAGCTAAAGTGAACATCGGAGGTGTCTGGAAGGACATCTACCTTGTTCCTGCTGCTGGCGGTCCTCTGTCTAACATTTTATGGCGTAAGACTGGTAACACTCGCGAATTCGAATTTACTGCTGTAGGTGGTTCTGGTACTTATTACTGGGATTGGGATGGTCCTAGCACGTCAAACGAAGGCGGTGGCTATGGCGGAAACGTTATGGTTCATGCCTATAAATCTTACGGCACTAAAAAAGTCGTCTGTCAAGATTTAGGCACTGCCGAGCATCCAGAGTTTGCAGGTACCACATACACTATCACAGTAACAGCATAAAGGAGAAAATCATGGCAGGTTTTCCAGATACATACAGAACGATGCGCACGACTCCTGGTCCTGAAGGTCCACAGGGTCCCGCAGGTCCACAGGGTCCACAAGGTCCTGCTGGTGCCTCAGCATATCAAATAGCAGTAGCCAACGGTTTCGTTGGAACAGAAGAAGAATGGTTAGCAAGTTTGGTAGGTCCGCAAGGTCCACAGGGTGAGCCTGGGAGTGGCGGTGGGTCTATTCCAACTATTCCAGATGGTACTGGTCAAGCAGTCAAACAACTTCTTGGTAATAACGTTAGTTTAGGCGATGGTCTTACAGCAACTCCTGGTATCGAACCTGGTGAAACTGTCATCTCTGTTACAGCGACATTTCCATTTTACAACACAGACGGATCATCGTCAGCATTCCCACTTAATCCCTAAGGAGCTCACATGGCAATCGCCCCAAAAACTACAGTATCAGCAATTCTAATCAAACCAATCCGCGACGTAGAAGGTAAAGTCGTTGGATTAGGCGAACTCGTCCAAGGCGACGTCGCTATCGTTCCTGGTCCCTTAGAGTTCCAAGACAAAACTCAACAAACTACTGCATACGTTCCTGCAGAGAATGTGACTGGTTTCGCAGGTCGTAAAGGCAATATTTTACCAGCAACTGGTGACTACACAGGTAGCCAAGTTACATTATCACCTCTAGTTGCTGGCGCTGCTAACGTTCAAGATGCGTTCCAAGCGATCTCTAACCAAGTTTCTAATATCCAAGGTGCTACTAAGTTCGCTGGCACATTAGGATTCAACTCTCCAGATCCTGCAAAGCCTGCTGCTGGTGGCGCAGTTGTTCCTTACTACATTTTCAATACAGCTGGTCAGCGTACTGTTGGAGATGCGGCTGGAGTTGCGGTTGAGATTGGCGATTGGTTAATCTACAACGACGGTACGGCTAAGTGGGCTCATTTACCTTACTCTGCTCGCGTTGCTACTGCTGCTGGCACCACTTACGATGCAAATGGCAATAAGATTCTAAAAGGCACAGACGTTCAAGCCGCTTTAGACCAAGCCGACCAAGCATTGGGCATTATTGAGTCTCAAGTTCAGAACATCGAAGGTCGTAACTATGTAAACGCTTTCAATGGTCGTTCAGGTGTAGTAGTTGCTACAGATGGCGATTACGCTGCTGTTCAAGTTCGTACATACGGTGTTGGTCCAATCCTGAAGTCTGCTGAAGTTCAAGGCTCGTTGAATCAACTGGAAGCTGCTATCATTGAGTTGCAAGACTCTACTGCTGGTGCTATTAAAGACGTAACTGCTGCTGATGTTTCATTTGTGCCTGTTGTAGGTACTCCTGCTGATACAGCAATCGCTGCTACTAACGTTCAAGCTGCTGTTCAAGAAGTTGCAAACAAAGCATTACCATTTTACGACACTAACGGTACATTGAAACCTATCAAGTTTATCTAAGGAGTTTGAGCCATGACAGCACTATTAGTAAAAGCAATATATGATGCAGACGGAAACGTCGTGGCTCTAGGAGAACTTGCGGTTGATGATGTCGCACAATTAGTCGGTCCGTTAGCATTTCCTGACGGTACCATACAAGCTACTGCTGCCACTGGAAACGGTGGTGGTAGTGGTGTTGTGTCAAGTCCTACTCCTCCTGACGCTCCTACCGAGGGTCAGACATGGTTTGAGACCGACTCAGGTCGCTCATATATTTGGTATGTAAATCCAGACACTCTTGTTGGGTGTTGGATCGCAGTGTCTCAAGTAGACGCTGTTGGTGGTCCTCAAGGTCCACAAGGTGAAGTCGGTCCGCAAGGTCCACAAGGAATTCAAGGTGAAGTTGGTCCCGCAGGTCCTACTGGTGCAGATTCAACTGTACCAGGTCCTCAAGGTCCACAAGGTGAAGCTGGTGCCCAAGGCATAGGCTTGCGTTATGTTGGTCGAGTAGCCACTGTCGCTGCTCTGCCTGCTGGTGCAACGCACGGTGATGTTTATATCTCTGATGATACAGGTAATGCACACGTGTGGAATAGTACAACAGGTGTTTGGGATGATGCTGGTAAGATCGTAGGTGCAACAGGTCCACAGGGTCCTGCTGGCTTAGACGGTGCGCAAGGTCCCGCAGGTCCTGCTGGTTTAGATTCACAGGTGCCAGGTCCTCAAGGTCCTGCTGGTGCAGATGGCGCAGTGGGTCCACAAGGTCCACAAGGAATTCAAGGTGAAGTTGGTCCTCAAGGTCCTGCTGGTACAGGTGGTGGAGTTGGCTGGAATGCGATAGGCTCAGTTATGCCTTGCACAGTCTTTCTCGGTTGGGGCGATTATGTAATTTCTCCTGGCAATATTCTTCCATTAGGCACTGGTGATCGACAGTTTAATATTGTAAGACCTCCAGATTCTAGACCAGGTAGTTACGGTGCTGGTTATTTAAATATTTCTTCTACAGGCGATTACACTGGCCAGTGGGCTTGGCACGATTACACAGTTAATGTCCGATCTGAAGGCACTGGCGGTGGAAGTGGCGGAGCAACTGGAAGCATTAGTGGTTGGATCATTAAGGTCGCAGATTAACGAATAGCGTAAGGAGCTGTACAATGGCAAATTTAGTATTTCCACAAAATCCTACGCTAGGACAGATTGTCGACGCTGGTGCTGGGATCTTATATAAATTTAATGGATATGGTTGGGACATTCTCCCAGCAGCAGGTGGCGGTGGTGGAGGGGCTTCCTCTCTTTCTGTCTCTGTTGAACCTCCTGTTCCGACAATTGAAGGTGAAGAGTGGTATGAGAGCGATACAGGTGCTTTGTTCATCGCGTATCTAAATCCTACAGATAATACTCTTGTTTGGGTATCTTCCACATCTTCTTCAGTCGGTCTCACAGGTCCCGTTGGACCACAGGGTCCACAAGGTATTCAAGGTGAAGTCGGTCCACAGGGGATTGGCTTACGCTATGTAGGTAGAGTGGCAAATGCTGCTGAACTACCTGCGTCTTCTACTCACGGTGATGTGTATGTTGCTGACGACACTGGCTTTGCGCATGTGTGGAACAGCACTACTAATGTTTGGGACAATGCTGGCAAGATTGTAGGTGCCACTGGTCCTCAAGGTCCACAAGGTCCTGTAGGTGCAACTGGTGCAGACTCAACAGTACCAGGTCCTCAAGGTGCTCCTGCTCCTGGTGGAACTCCAATTGGCACAATAGCAATCTGGTCTGGAACAGTCGAAAGCGTTCCGCTAGGTTGGGCGCCATGTGATGGTGCAGAAGGTCGTCCTGATTTACGCGATAAATTTATTATTGGCGCAGGATTAACTTATCCAATCGGCTCTGTAGGTGGTAGTGCAAATGCGGTTGTAGTTGCGCATAACCATACTCTTATCGATCCTGGTCACGTTCATTTAACATATGGTCAGAACGGTGGCGGTGGTAACGGTGGTGGAGACTTAAACAGCAGTACTGGTTTGGTGTTCCCAACCAGCTCTGCAGTCACAGGCATCACAATAGACAGCGCAGGTGTAGATGGTGTCAATGCCAACCTACCTCCTTACTATTCTTTACTTTACATTATCAAGGTAACTGGTGATTTAACTGATGGCGTCCAAGGTCCTCCTGGTCCTCCTGGTGCCGATGGTCCTCCTGGTGGTCCTCCTGGTCCTGAGGGTCCTCAGGGTGTTGCTGGTCCTGAAGGTCCGATGGGTCCGGTCGGTCCTGTAGGTCCCGCTGGTCCAGTTGGTATTCCCACGTCCAATGGAATTGGTTGTATTGCAATGATTGTTGTTGGTCCTTCAGTGGCACAGAATCAAGAGATTGCTAACCCAACTTCCGCAGAAGCATCTACTTCGTTTGCAGGCTCATGGACTGTCACTGAATCACACGCAGATCCCACGTCCAATTTGACAGGTACTTGGAGATGGTTGGGTAGAGGTTGGCAGCATAACGGAGGTACTGCGGGTACTCCTACTATCACAGGTCTAGCTGTAAAAATTGCAGAATAAGGATAAGTATGATAAACAATAAATTGAAAGAGGAGGTCTATAATGACCGCATTTAGTTTTCCTACTAATCCTACGCTATCTCAAGAGTATCAAGCACCAGACGGTGGTCCACTTTACATTTGGAATGGCTACGCATGGATTGCTCAGAGTGCCGCAGCAGCTATTGACAGTCTCGAGGCTCGCGTTGTTCAGCTAGAAACTGATATCGTGAATAAGATCGGACAGGGTGACGATGCGACTTTGAACTCTGTTCGGTCGCTGACTCGCGTTACTGCCGACGGTGAAGTTATTGCTTTCTTTGAGATTGGTCGCGATTACACTGCATCAGCATCTATGGTATTCATGGATTGTACTGCAACTGCTACTCTGTTAGATCAGTCTGCTCGTGCGAACTACGAAGGTACTTTCTACTTTGGTGACCCTCGTGATGCCATTCCAGCTGTTCCTCCAGTTCTTGGAGAAGATGGCGTTACAGAAATTACACCTGGTGTTCCAGAAGTTCCAGCTTATCCTGGTGGTATCGTTCACACTACTAATTTAGTAGCGACCTATCAGTACACAGTTCCTGGCACATACACAGTTCGTTTCGATCCAGACAATGCTGAGTCGACAGAAGCTACTACAGAGATCACTGCAATCGCTCGTACAGGTTACACTATCAGTCCTAGCGTTCGCTTCGACTTGTGTAATCTGTCTGTGTCTCCTCCAATGTCAGGTGTATATGACATGGGTGATGGTATTGCTGAGCAAGCTGCTGTGAACAAGAATCGTATTACTGCTACTCCAGATCCTACGCCTGTTCCATACATGTACACTTTCGCTATCGAAGGTGGTGCTGCTGGTACATGGACATATGGAAATGCTGAGGCAACTACAGATGCAACTGGCGTGTTCACTTATGTCGGTCCTGGTACTTATGCAGTGACATTTACTGATGGCACCTCGGGTATCGTTTCGAACTTGAGCTTGGTCGTTTCCGACGGTGACACTGTTGCTCAGACTGGCGCAATCGAAGAGATTAGTCCTTACGTTCCACCTGTTCCTACTCACACTGTGACTAGTGACGCATCTGGTAACGCAACATATAATTACCCTCGTGCTGGTGACTTCACAATCACCTTCACACCTGATGATGGTAACTATGGTGTAACAGCCGCAGTCAACATTATCATGCCAACTCTCTACACGCTAACTTGCACTCGTAGCGAGATGACTGGCACATTCACAACGACTCCTGGTTTGCCTGGCACCTATTATTTCGGTGATGGTGTTGCTGAGATTCCAGAAGTGCCTGCTACATATCAACCACATATCACTGCTACACCTAATCGTACAGACAATGGTGATGGCACATTCACACCTGGCACTCCATACATGTGGACGTTTGCTATCGAGGATGGTGCTGCTGGTACGTGGTCGTATGGCGATCCTGCTGCTACAGTTGATGCCAATGGCACATTTACATATCCTGCTGTCGGAACGTACGAAGTATCCTTTACACATACAGATGGTGGAGCTGTCTCCAACTTGAGTTTGATAGTCGCCGACGGTGACACTGCTGCTCAAGTGAGTGCGAACCAAGAGATTACACCTCTAGTTCCAGCTGTTCCAGCTATTCCAGAGGGAACGTTAGTTTCTGCTGATGGCTTGGGAACTTATGTCTATCCTCGCGAAGGCACTTACACAGTGCGCTATGCTCCAGATGACGGCAATGATAATCCTACTACAACATGTATTGCTCACACAAGCGTTCCATACGTAATCAGTTCTCCTGAGTACTTCATGTACAAGGCTCTGAGTCTTGCTCCTACATGTGGTGGTTATTATGACATGGGAGACTACGTTGCCGAGGTTCCTGAAGTACCTGCGACCTATAAGAACAAGATCACTGCAACACCTGATGCCACCATTGGTGCAGATGGTGTCACTCCTGAGCCTGTTCCATATAAGTGGACGTTCAGTGTAGAGAACGCTCCTGCTGGTTCGTATAGCTATGGCGACGCTGTCCCAACAGTTGATGCTCTAGCTGTGTTTACTTACCCTGGTCCTGGTACTTACGCTGTTACCTTTACTGATAGTACAACAGGTGTTGTCTCGAACCTCTCTTTAGTTGTGGATGATGCACCTGTCGCACAGACTGGCGCAGTAGAAGAAATCACAGCGTTGGTTCCGATGGTTCCTGCTATTCCTGCTGGAAGAGTAGACACTACTGATGGTACTGGCACATACACTTACCCACGCGTTGGTGATTACACAATCACATTTTATCCGAATGAGTTGAGTCTTCCTGTCACATTGGCTGTAAGTGCTATCGAACGTACAACATATACGATCTCTACTCCACGAGATGAGTGCACAGCAACACTAAGTTCTTCCCCAGCTTTGCCTGGTGTATATTACTTTGGTGATTCTGTACCTGAAGTACCAGAAGTTCCTGCAACTTACAAGAAACATATCACAGCTACTCCTACTTACGATCCAGTTCCACTCACTTTTATCTTTGATACTGGTGTGGATGGTACTTATGCGTTTGGAGATGCCGAAGCAACTACTAGTACAACACCTAACGGTGCGTCTCAGATGATCTACACTGTTGCTGGTACTTATACAGTGACTTTCACAGAGACTGCTACAGCTGCTGTGTCGACTCTGTCTTTGATAGTTCCTGATGTTGATCCTGTAGCACAAACAAGTCCTGATGAAATCTTGACTGATGTCGTTCCAGCTGTCCCAGCAGTTCCAGAGGGTACTCTTGTATCTGCCGATGGTACTGGTTCATATGTCTATCCTCGTGAAGGCACGTATACAATTCGTTACGTACCAGACGATCATAACTATGAAGCGACTTCAAGTTTTATTGCTCACACAAGTATTCCTTATGTGATTTCATCTCCTGAATATTTCTTATACAAGACGCTAAGCCTGTCTCCGACATGTGGTGGTCAGTATAGAATGGGTGATGCAGTTGCCGAGGTTGTTGGTGTGTATAAAGCTCACATCATCGCCACACCTGATGCTACTATCGGTGCGGATGGCGTCACTCCTGAGCCTGTTCCATACAAGTTCGCATTTACGAATGACGGTCCAACTGCTTTCTCTCGTTCAGTTGTCAAAGTAGGTTCTCGATCGATTCGTCAATTGAAGGCTACTAAGTCTGGTCGTTCTGCTGGCTCCTACTCATACGGAGATCCTGCTGGTACGGTTGACACTGCTGGTGTGTTTACATATCCTGCTGCTGGCACTTACACAGTAACCTTTACGGATGATGCTACAGGTGCTGTTTCGACCTTAGCGTTGAACGTTCTTGACACTGGTAACATTCAGCAGATTAGTGATAACGACTGGTATGTAGTACCTGCTCCTGCAATTCCTGAGGGAGTCGTTACGACTACTGATGGTATCGCAGAGTACACTTATCCTCGTCCTGGTGATTACACAATCACTTTCGAGCCTAACGAGTTGAGCAAGCCTGTCACTTTAGCTGTGTCTGCTCCTGCTCGCACTACGTACTCTATCACTGCATCTCGTGATGATCGTATAGCCACCTTAGCTTCTTCGCCAGCATTGCCTGGTGTATATTACTTTGGTGATCCTGTTGCAGAGATTCCACCAGTAATGGGTGAAGATGGTGTGACTGAAGTAACTCCTGGTGTTCCAGCTGTTCCAGAAGGTTCTTTAGTTAGTGCAGATGGTACAGGTACTTATACTTACGGTAGAGATGGTACATTCACAATTCGCTATGTTCCTGACGATCACAACTATGAAGCGACTGTTGAGTTTGTCTCACACGCAAGCATTCCATATGTAATTACTCCAACACCAACAAATTTAAGTGTCTCATTGGCACTTGATATTCCTTGTGGTGGAACGTATACATTTGGTGATGCTGTAGCGGAAGTTCCTCCAGTGTTAGATGTTGATGGTGTAACAGTTATTACGCCAGGTGTTCCTGCTGTCCCAGAAGGTTCGATAACAACAACTGATGGTACTGGCACTTATGCTTATACCACAGCTGGCACGTATACAATTACTTTCACTCCAAACGAGTTGAGTAAACCTGTAACTGCACCTGTGACTGTAACAGCACCAGTGTAATGAAGTAAATGTTGAGAGGGCACTGTTAGCGAAAGTTAGCAGTGTCCCTAATACTAGAATTATAATCTGCCTCGTTGAGTGTTTGTCGATGTGGCATCACTCGCAGAATAGGAGAAGTCTATGTCAGGTTATCCAGACAATTTTAATGATTTAAATAATTTACCACAAGGTCCTGCGGGTCCACAGGGTGAACCTGGTCCAGTTGGTCCCCAAGGTCCTCAAGGTCCTGTTGGTCCTCCTGGCGTAGGCATCACAATTAATGGCAATCTCAACTCTCCTTCAGAGCTCCCACCTAGTGGTGAGTATGGGGACGGTTGGCTGATCAATGGTGAATTATGGGTTTGGAACGGAGTCGAGTGGCAGAACACTGGTCCCGTTCAAGGTCCTAAAGGTGACACTGGCGCTCCTGGTCCTACAGGTCCTGCTGGTCCTGCTGGAGAAGTTGGACCAATGGGTCCTCAAGGTGTCCAAGGTCCTACAGGTCCAAAGGGAGACCAAGGTCCAACTGGTGCCGCATCTATCGTACCAGGTCCTATGGGTCCTCAAGGTCCAATTGGTGCCACTGGTCCTCAAGGTCCACAGGGTATCCCAGGATTGGGCATTACATTTATTGCTCGGGTTCCTAGCGAAACCGATCTTCCAGCCACTGCTACGCACGGTGATCTCTACATATTAGAGGACACTCAACACGCTTGGGTGTGGGATGATGCGCTAGCTGCTTTCGAGGATGCTGGTAAGATTGTTGGTCCACAGGGCGAACAAGGTGTTGTAGGTCCACAGGGTCCTGTTGGTGAAACTGGTGCTACAGGTGCTCAAGGTCCTAAAGGAGATAAAGGCGATGTCGGTCCGCAAGGTGACATTGGTCTAACAGGTGCTCAAGGTCCAAAAGGCGACCAAGGCATCCA